CACGCAAACGCACCCACTTATCGGCAGTCACGTTTCCTTCCGCCATCGCGCGAGCCTCCCGAATCGTACGATCGACAATCCCATCACCGGACAGCCCAGCCTCATGCCATGCCAGACCACGCCTAGCCGAAGCCCTCATGTATGCCGGTGGAGACAAATCAACTTGACGCTGTTGATCGTCTTCGTCGTCATCATCTTCAGGCTCGGTGGGCAATGGGTCAATCTTCGTCAGGGTGGAGAATCTGTGACCGACGAGCGTATCAGTGTCGTCCCAATACGTTTCTCCCGTTTCTTCATCTTCCTCGAACCGGTAGATACGGATTAGGGCAGCCGGATCCTCCTCGGAACCGTTGATAGTGAACTCGCTGTCAGGGATATTGAGAGAACCCTCGGTAATAATTTGTTCGATACGACCGCGAGCCATACCTCCTGAAGATTCCCACTCCACAAAATCGCCAACAGACAATTCCCCTGGCTCAGCCCGTAGTGAGCGTTCACCCAGAAACTCTGTATCCTCGCCAATAGAGATTGCGACAGCCTGGTCGATAGCGCCCTCTTTAGAGTCGAAGCAGCCCATAACTTCGCCGTCTTCTTTCACCGTCGCCCATTGACCAACCTCGCACGTCGGGTTATCCTGCTCAATATAGTAAGGAGCCATTAGTCTGCCTTCCTAATATCCAAAACACCAACCACAACACCGGCAGGGTCAGACACCGCAAACATACGGTCATCAGGGCCCAAAGTAAACTGGATTGTTTCACCCGGATCAATGTGCGGAGCGTTAGCAGTACCAACAGCGGAACCACCAAAAAAAACATAGTTATTACCAGTCTTGCTCATGTTGTGCAAAATTACTTCATGAGGCATATTGTCGTGACCAACAATCTCCGTAGGGGCCGTACCAAGCGTTACCTGACGATGAATTATTGCCATTACTACACCTCGTAAACTGATTCGGGATCCGCTGGATTGATATTCGCCACGTTCTGTAACTGAACGCTAGGAACTCCGGTATGACGCATAGGCTCCAAGCCAGCAACGACTAACGCCTGGGCAGGATCGTAACCAGCCAGAACGAGACTTTGAGCGATTGCGACACGCTTCTCGTCAGCAACCAGGTTCGCAGCGTCTACGTTTACGTTAGCCAACGGTACGCGTACATTCTCAGCAGCAGGGTCATCGATAGGTCGCAAGTCTTCTAGCCGGCGAACATCATTGATAGACAGATAGCCAGCCTGTAACCCAACAGAATAAGCAGAACTCCGGGCAGCCAGGTCAGTCCTAACGAGAGCGTTCGTATTAAACTTGATGTAAGCGTTCTCGCCACCAGGAGATCTCGTCATCAACGGAGTCATAGCAGTTTCGATTTTTTCGATTATCGGGCGGAGGCCGTGAGCCAACCAAGCAAGGTTCGTCTGCTCAACCGAAGCGTAAGAGTTTGTTCCGGGTAGTGCCAGAAGGTGTGGCGGAACATTGAAAGCGCGAGCAACATCAGCGATCGCCTGGTTGCGCGATTCGATAAGGGTTGACTTCTCTGGGTCAATCTGTGTCGTCTTGAACGTAGCGCCACCCGACAGGACTCCTGTTTTGTGGCCCTTCTTCCAACCTCTGTGACGGTTATCGAAACCATTAGCCAACTCGCGAGCCTGCTCAGCGGTCAGATTACCTGGGAACTCGATAACACCAGTGAGGTTAGTCCCAGCGCCGAAGAACTGACTAGCGAATTTTTCGAGCGCTAATGCTAAACCGAAGTTCTCTTTAAGTGCTTCCACCCTGGATACGCCACGAACGTCACCAGGCCGTAACACATCTGGTATAAAGATTATTTCTTCTCCGGTCAGAACGCCTTCCTGACCATCGATCTTGAACATGAGCCGGCCCAGCGCACTCCGTTGGATTTTCACCGTCAGAGGATTTAGAACTACAAGGTTGACAACCTCTCCGCGAGGATTTGAGTAGACACGAATGAAAGCGTTACCGTCGAGGAGCATACTTGTGATGATTTGCGAATAGAACGCTGGCCTCGGAATGTCAACATCTGGCTTGTCTACCCATGCTGGCTTAGGCCGGAAGGGGAACCGAGCGCCATCTCTGTTGATGAAACAGTCGATTGGGAGCGTGCTAATTGTGTCGCTAATAAGTGAAACAGCAGAGAAGACAGCGTTGACCTGCCAGATTGTGTAATCATCGACCTTGGTTGCTGCGAGCGTACCGAAAGCAATATCGTCGCCAGACTCAAAAATCGTTTGGTAACTAATCGCACGCGACTCGAACAGTTTATCGAACATCGGTTACTTCCTCACCGCAATACCTAGAAGAACTAAGAGGATACCCCCGACGATAAGCCCTGCCGGAAGCGACAGTATAGTCGCGCCCACCGTCACAGCAGCAGCGCCAATAAGTTGTAGCGTATTAGCCATTATGCCCTATCCGAAAAACTGTGGTACGACTTCTTCCATTCTAGCGACCGTTGCTCTATCGACTGCGAGGATAGCAGCAACAGCAGCATCGATTTTGCGTGGTGAGTCACGGTTCTCCTTGACGATTCTTGGCCCATAAGAGTCAAGTTTAGTCACACTATTCTCTAAATGGCGTGCGAGCAACGGATCGCTGTCGTGAACGAGTCGTCTTTCCATAACAGCGTCGTAGAACTTGGCGCAGGCAGGCACCATACGGCGAGGGCTGGTCGAGGGCCATTCGACAATCGGTAGGCCAGCGTCTTCTAGAACCTGCATTGAGCGTTGCCAACGGAAAGGGTCACACGCAATCTCGCGAACTTTCGGGTGTTCCTGACAAAACTTGATAATAGTTTGCTCAACATCAGCAATATCGACACGCCAGTTGTCGTCGTCGTGTTCCAAATCTTTCTCCCAAGCCTTCACCAAAAATACTTTAACCGGATCTTCTTCGCTCTTGGGGATAGTCGCGCCAACGATGACGGAGGCGTCACCAGAGAACGAACCGTCGAAGCCGAGGACTATCTCGTCATCTGCTGTTATACGAAAATCGTCAGCGCAGGCGTCCCAAGCGCCAGCCGGTAGCCAAGAATATTGCGACGACACCCATTGGTTACAGCGTTTTGTACGAAACTCCGGCTCAGGTGTGCGTCGGACAGCAGATTGAAAGTCTGCTGGATCGCTTAGATCCCCGAAGCCAGGGTTAGCCTTCCGCCAAGTGGATTCCTCACGGTGATCTCCGTCGTCTTCCCACCAAGCCATGAAGAATGTTGGATCGTCTACTTCGCCTCTTGCTACCTGCTTGCCGTAGTTGTATAGCGTGTAAGCGATTGAGTCGCGACCTGTCGAGTCTGCTTTCACTCCTGCTGTAGTGATTGCCACCAGCGTTGCCATGTTGCCTCTCGCGCCCATAGCAAGGGACATAACGTCGAATAGTTCACGATTGGGTTGAGCGTGGAGTTCGTCGAATAGAACGAAGTGTGGGTTTAGACCTTCTTTCGAGTAGGCCTCTGCGGACAACACACGATAGACAGATTGACCAGGCAAGTATTCGATTGCGTCGCGATAAGTTTTCGTTATCGCTGTCAGTTCTGGGCTCGCTTCGATAATCCGTTTCGCGTCAGCGAACACAATCCGTGCCTGCTCCTTCTCCGCAGCAACCGAATACACTTCCCCACCACGAGGGCCAACAAGTAGTGAGTAGAGCGCTAGGACAGATCCCATAGCCGACTTACCGGATTTCCTGGGCATACCTACAAGGTTGACGCGGTTCCTGAGCCCACCGTTCTCGTGCGCGAAGACGTGACCGATAAGGTTCTGTTGCCAATCGCGCAAGTTTAGAGGCGCTCCGGCTTTACCGGCAACCGAGTCTTTAGTAATAATGCCGAAGTTTTCCGCGAACTTCATTACCGATGGCCCTTCACCGTTGACAATCGAGTCTTCGGATATAGGCGTGAGCCAACGCGGTGGCCAACTATCGTTTGGCATAGTAATCCTCGATAACCTTCCTGGCGACCATCTTATTGCGTTCGGGCCGAGAGCCCAGTCGTTCTAAGCAAATCTGCTTACCAGGATCTACCTCCATAATACGAGCGTTCATCGCACGATACATTTGCCGGTCGTTCGCTGACGGATCCGTGTGGATAATCCAAACATTCAGGTAGCGTT